TCACCGGCCAGCATAGAACTTGGCGCGCCCCTCGTTAGCGAGCAAGTCAGCCAACCGGTTACCGAAAGAGTGTAATTGATAATTTTTCTGATGCGCCTTTATCTTTTCCGGTATTATGCCACGGCGGCGCAGTTGATAAGCCCAGTATTCGCAATGTTTATGATTGATGTATTGCTGCCTTGAACGCGGTTTATCTTTTATTTCACCTTTGATATAGGCCAGCGCTGTTTGACTATCGGTATATATAACACCTTTACCCTCTGATAATATACTGGCCAAATGTATAGCAAAAAGCTCACCCTCGTTATTAGAGTGAGCTTTTATCCATGTAGAATAAGTGCGGCGCTTTTGGCCATTTTCTATTGTGATGCCGATTCCAGCCACATTATTGCGCTCATCATACGAACTATCACAATAAACTTTCATCATCGCCAATAATCCTCAAGAAAATGCGCATTTTTGCGTTTTCTATCTAAGCGGCGCTTTATCAGCTCAACCTTATATTGATAAGCCTCCTCTTGATCTTTTTGCCACTCGCGATAATTTTGGCCATTAGGTGTATAGCATAAAATCCGGTATCACTTTGGCATTAGGTGCTTTATCCGGCCGATATATAAAAATATTCATTGATATAACTCCAATTCTTGCCTGAGCTTATCAATTCGGCCAATCCACTCCCAAGTGTTTGGGTATTCCTCAGCGCTCAAATTTTCCAGCTCAGCCGCAACCGCTTGACCTGCAACCGGATATGTTGGCACATGCTCATAATTGACCTGCACGCATTTTGTTGAGCAAGCTGTCGCGCTTATCGTTAGGCTTGCTATAAATAGCAGCTTTTTTAATATCAACATTATGCACCTCTTGTTTTTCTATTTCCATTTTCTCAATACTTTGGTTTGCATGCTGCAATGCGCATTCGGCTTTTACTCGCTTTTCCACTTGCGCATTACTCCAAAACCAAAAGGCGGCCACTCCCACCGCAATGAGAATGATCCGCCCAACATATTCCAAAATTTTAGCTTTTGTCATTGCCGCCCCCTCTGATAATTTCCACTATCTTTTGAATCGTCTGCAATGGCTTGTCGGCCAATATTTGCAGCAAATGCCCGATGGTGTCAAAAATCTCGCGCGCAAAACTGCAACAACCGCCGATTATGGCAACACTAAAGTAATAATTTAACTCAAACCCCTTACATGCACCGCCAACAATAAAGGCAATGGTTATAGAGGCTAACACTTTTTTTATTTTATCTTTTGTTGACATAGGTTCACGCGCCCATGCAACAGATAAAGCACCAAAAACAAAACCTAGCAGAGCATAATCCATTAAAGCCTCTTTAATAGCTTTTAGCATCTCTTTCCCCTTAATCTATATTGTTGAAAAAAAGATGCTTACCCACTACTGCACAAGGCTTTTTACCCTCCGCCCAACGAGGTTTTTCGCAACCTCTTGGATTGTAGTAGTGTGTTGCACCGCTCGTTATATCCTGCAGCCTACAATCATAGGCTTTTTGTGCGATTTCCAAGCACTCCGCAAATATTTTATTTGCAGGTGTAACTTTCAAAATCACTTTCCGGTTAGGATCTTTTTCGTTCCAGCAAGAAAACTGCCATGGTTTTAAGCATGTTGCCGCAATCGTTGGGATCTTTCGCCCATCGATGTTGCGATAACCACACTGTTTGCGCTGCTGAACTCTATTTAAAATGACACAGGCAACAGCTATTTTGCTTTGCCTGTCCTCACCTCTAGCCTCGCCATATATTGTTCTGGCCAGAGTATCAATATCTAATTCTGCCGTCATTGCCGCCACTCTCGTTAATAGCGACAACCCAACAATAAGCTCCTTATATTAAATAATATACTCTAGTTTTTATTTTATTCAACATCTAAAATATCATTATATTCCGCAAGAGAAATATACCGTCCTACAAGCAGCGATAATTCTTTGTCAGAAATATCGCCGCCTGTGTATAACCGAGCAATGCAAGCAACAATATCCGCGTTATCACCGCGGATTGCATGCAGTAATGCTAACTCTAAATTATTCGTCTGCATTTTCAAGCTGTTTTCTCAAGTCATTTATTTCAAGGCGCAAACCATTGGCCTCCGTTTCAATATCAATATATTGATTATATACAGGCTGCTCAATCTTTATATCCAACTTCTGAGCCAATAAGTTAACTAACTTTGCATTCTCAAAGGCCAGTTTGCGTGATATGTAATCATATTGATGTAAAATATTATCGCACTGGTTTATTTTGTTGATTATTTCATCTCTAGTCATTTTAACAAACTCCTTAACAATAGGCGCATATTCCAAATGGTTTGGCGAGCATTGCGCCGTTTCATGCTACCAACCCAACTTTCAAACGATTGCATCAATTCATACATATTCATTGCACCGCTTTTCAAGATTTTAACTTGCTTTTTCAATTTTCTTCTTTGGGTTACAATGCTTTTGCGATAAGGTTTTTTAACCACCTTGCCGCTCTTGAGTAAATAAAACATTGTTTTCAGCCATTTAACGCCATCTTTAATGCGGACTATGGCGGTTTTCTTTGGCGACAAAACAATCTTCAACTTTTCGCAACAGCTCTTTATTATGCCCAAAGCCTTGATAGCCGTTGATTTATCTCTTGTTATTATAAAGCTATCATCCATATACCTCCCATAAAAAATACCCTTGCAATGCTCCGTTATAGCGTGATCTATTTCATTAGGGTAATAGATTGCGTGCATTTGACTTGTTTCAGAGCCAAGACCAAGCCCTTTACTCCCATAAGCATCAACAAAATCATCAATTAGCCCTACAATTTTATTATCTGTGTATATTTTTCTATACATCTTTTTAAGTTCATTATGATCTATGTTTTCAAAATACCCCTTAAAATCAACTAACAAAGCATATCCATCTGCGCCATTGTTTTTATAATGTCGGCGCAATGCTGTAACCATTCTATCCATAGCAAACTTAACACCTTTACCTTTTTGACTTGCTGCATTATCAAAAATCAATGATTTTGTATATACAGGATATAATACATTTTTACACAAAGCTTTTTGCACAACTCTTTCGTAAAAACGCACCGCCGATATTCTCCTTGTTTTTCCGCGTTCGCATATTGTAAAACGAGAAAAACCTTTGCGAACATCTTTGCCTTTTTGCAAATCACGATAAAGTTTTTCAGTATTCAATAATTGCTCAATACTCCAATTTTGAACAGACCCTTTCCACATCACATGCTGTTTAGCATCATTAGCAGCATCAAAGAGGTTAGACCTATTACAGACAAGAGCAAAATTATCATATTGCGCAATATAATTCTTTCGCTTTTCTTCGCGCAGTGCTTTGCGCTTTATAAATCTTTTCTTTCTTCTAGTCATATTTCTACCTAAAAAATAAACCCTGCAAGGCAATTAGCGGATCTATACCTCATAATGTATCGGCTTAGTGCAGGCATTCCGCCGTGCTTAGCCTGCAATGCAACTCCGTTTTCAGGGGCGTAACACCGATCATCGTCAGGGCTCATATTTGCGTTAATTGCGCTAGGTTTAACATTCCTTTCATTTTATTTGCATTGTTTTCAGTTTTTCAACCTACTAAGACGAGCTTAAAAGAAATCAGAGCGGCGCGCGGACATTCGTGTTAGTCGTGTTGTTGCAGTTCGCATTACCGTTGCCGTTGACATTACACGCGTTCGTGGAGCCACCGCCAGCCACGGACGAGAGCCAAAAGTTAGTGCGCCATTAACAATGTTAAACCTCTTGCTGCCCGACTATGTGAGAATTTTTGATTGTTTTATTTAACAATTCTATCTCATTGAGCAGTAAACTTGTTATGTTTCCCAAATTGTCTGCGTTGACAGTATCTATTACCCTTACCATGCACAACAACCTGTTTTGTAGCTGATAACAGCCAATCATAGCTTTTTCAAGATAATTGCGGCGCTGCGCCAAGCGATCATCTGTATTAGGAAATGTTTTATAACTTCCTATTACATTATCTAATATATCTGAAACAATCCTCATCGCGCCATGTGCTAACATATAGCGCCATTTCTTTGGAACATATTTTTCATTCATCATATATTTAATTACAGCAACTTGCAAATCTTGAGCTGTTACAACATATTGGGTTGCCGTTTCTTTTCTATTTCTCTTAAATACTGTCATTGTTTCACCATTTGGGGGTTAATCTAAGCGCAAGGGATGATACCCTTGCGCTGTTTTATAAAGTTCGCTATCGCTATGTGATATGAAAGCAGAGCGGCGCGCGGACATACGTGTTAGTCGTGTGGGCGCAGTCCGCAAAACCGCCGCCGGAGACATTACACGCGCCCGTGGAGCCACCGCCAGCCACGGACGCGAGCCAAAAGCCAGTGCGCCCGAACAATAATCTACCTGCAGCGCTCTTAAAAATATCCCAATGCGCATACGGGCCAAAACCATCAGGATTTTGTTGGGTTTGTGTTGGTTTGTTTGCGTGTATTAAACAGCCGTAAGCCTCTATTTCAGACGGTGCAAACAACAAACCACGACCTTGCCAACTCCATCCTGTTGAATCCGTCAATACAGATGCAGAATTATATCTTTCCGGCAAAAAGCAGCGCTGCTCCACCATGCGGCTGCGCAATGCTGATGAAAAGGTGTTTTTATAACATCCTCCAGTGCCATCAAATCCAACCGCGCCAACCTTATTGCTTGTTGAATTATTAACGCCATTAAGCACCGCGTTCAATTTTGAGGCTAGAAATGGATTAGCATTATAACTTGATCCATTATTGTTATTTGTTGGGTTGTATAGAACATTGGCGGTGGAAAATCCAGCAAATACTGTTATATGGTGCGGCATTGCTGTATCGCCGTTGTTATAATACATATCAATACCTGCAATTACGCATTTCCTTTTTTGACCTGCAGCAACCGCAGTGCCATCAACCGTTTGCGCCACTGTTGTATCATAAAAATAATCAAAAGGGTAAATCCCTGTAAAATCATTGGCGGCACATCTTGCATGCAACCAATCAGCAACACTTGAATACCCAGCAATTTCATCTGCAAATTTTTCCTCCAAATTAGTGCCTCTATACACACCTTTTGCAAGCTGCTCTACTATTTTTGCTTCTGATTTTATACCCAATAATTTACGATACTTAGTTGATCCATCTCCTATTTTAAAATCTTTCGTATCTGTTTCATAAAAAGCCTCGCCAATACGCAATACTTCATTTGTGGAGTTGGCTGCAGCTTTAGATCCCTGCCTCCAGCGCAAGCGCTTTGTTGTAACATCACTCATTTTATATATCCTTTTCAAAAATTAGTTAAATAACTCCACCGATGATTTCATCGCTGGCACCATCATTTGGATAACCTCCAAAAATTTCAACATATCCAAGCAACTCTGTAGCCTCCGCCAGCGCTGCAGTCGTTTTAGTTGCAGATTGAGCCGCTGCAGATGCGCTACTTGAGGCATTTGTTGCTGATTTTGCTGCATTTGTTGCGCTTGAATTGGCTGCGCTTGCAGATTGAGCCGCTGCAGATGCGCTACTTGAGGCATTTGTTGCGGCCGTGTTAGCCTTATCAACAAAACTCTGCAAACTTGGCTCTACAGTATTATCTACATAATTATCTAGGTTGCTTTTGGCTGTATTTGTTACAGTAGTAGCAGCATTAGCAATGCTTTCTTCTGCGGCGGCTACAGCCTGAGCCTTTACATCCGCAACCGCCTCAATTATTGTTTCTTCTATAGAATTTGTTGCTTGAGTTATTGTATTTGCAATATCGGCCTTTGCTACCGCCACGGTATTATCAATATCTGTTTTACCGGCATCAACATAGTTGCGCACATCGGTTAAGGTTTCCTCGGCATTTTCCACCGCTTTCGTAGCATTATTTGCCGCTTTTGTAGCATTATCTGCAGCCTTTGTGGCTGTGGCAGCAATTTCCGTTGCACTATCAAGTTTATCATAAACCTCATTTAACAGCTCTTGAGGTGTTTGATTTCCACTAGGCAAAACCTTAACGCATCGATCAAGGATTTCTTGCTGTTGCTTTTGCACAATAGTTACCCTGTCAAAAGCATTTTCTATACTTTCACTAGGCAAACGGCCAAATTCTTCCCAGTCCGTTGGTTGCTCAACCGGCGCATTTAAGATAATTGTAAGTTTCTTATCTGCTGCCAATGGTGTTAATGTTGTCAAAGTTCCATTAACCGCGCCGGCATCTGTGGCTGTAAAATCCACATTTTCCGTTAAAACAACCTCGCTTTCACCGGTAGCGGCATCAGCAGAATAAACTTTAAGCTGCTTTGTGCCGTCAGAATTAGCAGTATATTTAAACGGAATAGGAAAGTTGACTGTTACACCATCGCCGTAATAAACCACTCGGTTTGGCATACTCGCAGGTATTGTCATTTATCTTTTTCCTTTCAAACAAAAAGCCCTGAGGTTTGAGCCTCAGGGCGGTTAATCATATGATTTTTTTTATTTTCGTTCTTTGCCTTTATAAATGCCATAGAGTATGTCGGCCAAACTCTTAGGCTCAATTTCACCAGCGGCAACACCGGCAAAATAGCTTGTTGTGTCGGCAATTTGGCCACCTGTCGGATAACCGCTAATCACCGCAAAAGAATTTAATGCAGCCTTTGTTGTTTTTTGCCAATTAGGCTCACCATCAAACATACCGCCAACACCATCAATAAAAGTGCGGAAATATCCGGCCTGCCTTGACCAGTTTGTTGAGCTGCCAAAACCATTTTTGAAAGTGCTGTAAGCATCACGCACAACCGGCAAGCTGCTTATCATATATTCAAAACTATTGGTAAATAACCAACCGAGCCAAGTTTCCTCATCTTCTTCATCCGGATATTCACCGCGCATTAACTGATCAATGCATGACGGAATAACAACCAGCGCTAGCATTCTCGCGCTAATATTCATATAATCAGCCATATTTTTAGCGCTACCAGTATCACGGCCAAGCTGCACTAACATCTGATATAAAGATGAAAAATAAGAGTAAAACATTGATAAAGCGCGCCAACCCTCATTTGATTGCATGATATTAGCCGCATCTTTTGTGTTACCAGTTCCTTGAGAGTTAAGCATTACTCTGTCAGCATAAAAAGCTGCATCCGCATGCTCATATCCAAAATCAACTTGCGCCTGTCTGTATGCGGCCAACCATGTAGCAGTAGCCACATAATAATCAACATAGCCAAGCATTTTATAAGCCCAAACCTCTGCCGTTTCCTTAAATGTCGGATTACCGGCATTAACTGCCAATTCCTTAATGCGTTTAGATATTGTAGCATCGTTATTACCTAAACGCGCTCTAAGCTCACCAGAATTAGCAAAAGCCCATTCCCTGATATCCGCACTCATAAGCTCTTTATGCGCTTTAGCAAGCCAAAAAGCGCCGTTGTGAGTGCCTTTTTGCTTGTGCTTATGCTCATCCATAACCGCTATTGACGAGAAAAAGCCCAAAGGTTGAGCTAAAACAGTTGTCAATCTAAACCCTAAACCAATCATTGTTGCCCTTGCTCTTGTCCATCTCAAAGCAGATTCCCAAGCGGCAAGGCCACGAGTTTCGCGGTTTGGTTCATTACCAAGAGTTTTGAGCAGCATATTTATGTTTTGGCGGTATTCTTTACCAATCGTAGCATCAAACATTTCCACAAATTCTGTATTGTTGTTCAAATTCCACAATTTGCGTAAAATACCTCTATATGCAACATCATGAATTACTGTATTCATATGTGCAGATACATTGCTCAAACCCAGTTTTATAGGCGCATTTACATGCTGATTTCTTTTCTTTGTATATCCCTTTGAGGTTGTTGCGCGGCCATAATCAGCATCAAACAAAGCACTCTTGCTTTCCATTTCCGGCGAAAACTCACGATCATATACTATTGGGAAATAACCACCGCGATAATCACCATATTTTGTTTTAACAGGAATCGGAAAAACTTTATCCATATCCAAGCCACTCATTTTCTTATGGTGTTCTTCCAACATCGGATACATACCCTCTAATGTGTCCCAGATAGCCTGAATATAGTCCCAATGCTCTTTATTTAGGTAAGATTTCACCCAATCAAGTTTTTCCTTGCCAAACCCATTACCATCTTTGAGGCGCTGCAGATTGTGTTCATTACCCATGTTAAGACCAATGCTTATTAGATCCTCCAAAGTATAATCAGCGCCCAGCCATTGTTTGGCCTCCGGTATATATTTGCGCATATTGGTCAAAGTTTCTTTTGATAAACTCTTGGTTAATTCCACAATCTTATTTGCATATTTTTCTTGCAAATCTCTTTCAACCGCTTGCGCATCAGCTAACGGCCGCAAAAATAACTTATGGAATAATCCCTTGGTGTTACCATTATCAAGGCGATTACATAAATGGCCAAGACCTGTTAAAAACGCATCCATGCTGCGCATCCACTTCTGTGCCAATTCAGAACGGCTTTTTTTGCTTGAGCGAGATTTTTTAAGCTGGCCAAACTTTGAGAGTTGTTGGCTTAACTCCGCCAATAACTTTTCACGATCAACTAATTCACCGGCAAGCTCAAACTCTTTAATATCGCGGCCGTTATGAATAAGGCTCTTAACTGCATCGCCAAGTGTGAGAAAATCCTCAATAGTCAATTCTGTATATGATGTTTGGTTAAGCTCATACAGCATTTTATCCGGTATCATTATTTCATAGCCGTTTTCGCGCTGTTTCATAACCCAAGCAGCCAATTCACCAAGGCGCTCTTTTTGTTTAGAGTTAAGCACTCTTGACAGATTAACTTTTGACAACAAAGCTCTTGCAGCATCCTGATAAACCTGATCAACACTTGGGTTTACCTCTTTGCGGCCGATTTCTTTTAATCTTTTCAGAGTGCGTTCAATCTCGTTTTTCTTGATTTCAGCCTCTTTATACAAATAGAAATTGCGCAATTGCTGCACTTTGTGCATTTCTGCGGTTTTACGATCGCCGCGCTCCATGGCTATTAAGGCCTTATCACCCTCATATTGTGCTTGTTTTGCATAAGCCATTGGATCAAGATTTTTCACAAGCATATTTTCCAACTTTGCTCTTGCATAGGCTATAAATGCCTGCTCGGTTACTGTTTGCTTGCGTTTACCATCACTCAGAGCAGATAACTCCATACGCAACAGATTAGCGCGCTTGTCGTTATACAAACTGGCCACAACTTGCTTTTCTACCTCATCATAACTGATTGGGCTGCCAAGATTTTCATGCACGCGGCGATCCAGTTCGCGCTTATAGTTGCGTATTCTCTGCCTTGCAGTAAGAATAGCTGCTTTTAACTGATCAGCGCTCAAGCCTAAAAATTCAGCAGCATCAACAAATCTAATGCCATTGTCCTCATAAATAGGCTCGTTATTTCTTTTTGGCAGCTCACTCAATCTATCACCAAAGATTTCTTGCATATCCTTGGTGTTGATGGCTATTTCAGGCACTCCGATTGTGTCTTTACCGCCACGGAAAAGAGCATAAACAGCTTTATTTTGCTTATCTTCACACCACTCAAACAAAGTTTGTTTTGTGATTTTAGCCTTTTCTTTCTCATATTCCTCTGTTTGCTCTCTATGGATAAGTATGATTTTATCGTTGAAATGCTTATTTTGTGCCAAAGTCAAAGAGTTTTCGGCCAATTCTTTATATTTTTCAAAATCTGCATCACTCATACCAAAATCATCAGCATGCTCAAACATTGCTTTAATTTGATTGGCTTGGCGATATTCTTCAATCTCTGCCTCAGATGCAAGCATATGATCAAAAACTCTAACCACATCATCATTAAGCTCAACATCTAGCTCACGCACATCCGAATACACCGTTGATAACCAGCGCCTAAATGTATCAAATATATTGGCCAATTTTGAGCTTGGTGCATGATGCTCTAAGAAATAGCGCTCAACACCACGCGCAAATTGCTCATGCTGCTCATCAGTAATAATTCCATCCTCACCAACACCGAGCCAATCCTTGATGATTTTATAATCAGATTTTAGGCGCTCTGTTGCATTAGGCATTTTTGAAAACACATCCATCATATCAAGCCAATAGTGGCCGCTTTCATGAATAAGTGTTGATAAATTATGATTGCGGAATAAGGTAATTTTACGATTGAGCGGTGTATAAGCTCCCAGCGCCTCCATACCAACTTTTTGATTTTGATAAAACTTTTGTATTACCTTAACATCTTTAGGATTAAAGATAACAAAACATCTGCCATCTTGTCTGCCGTCATAGGTAATGCCTTTTATTCCATGTTTTTCAAGAAGTTGAGATGTTGCCTTTTGCGATCCCATTCCAGTTGCAAGATTTTTGTAGATATCCCTTCCAATCTGCCACCTCAACATATTCTCGACAGGAGTTTTTTCATCTCCAGTTATTTTTTTTGCCTGCTCTGGAGATAAGCTCCTAAATACTTCTAGCAGTTTCTCTTGAACATAATCTGATTGCTCACTAAACTTCTTTTGCTCATCAAGCAAGTAAGGATTTTCAGGTAAATCCACTTCGTAAACTTGCCCTGTTGCCATACTTTCATCTGAAAAGTTATGAACATCGTTGTTTACAAAGTAATCCTTATATTTATTTACTATAGCAATCTTTTCATCTGTTCTATTATCTAAGAATCTGGTTTGCTCATACGATTTTAATAAAACATCTATATCTTCTCCAGCATCAAGTTTAAAGTCTTTATAGACCTCAAATTCTAAAGTTGTTTCATTGAAAGCATTCTTATATTTTCCTGTTTTCTTATCGAACTCAACTTCACCAAAAGAAATAAACCATGTGTATGGCTTAGTTAGTCTTTCCCTGTATCTTTTATCCGCAACATCGTAGGATGCAGTATAATATAGTCCGTATCCATGTGCTTGTGCGTTTTCACCAGTTCCAATTTTCTCCAATTTAAAACTGCCACCTTCTAATTCAGGATGAGGTGCGCCATGAAACGCAGATTGCCAATACACAATATTCCTTGCTCTGCCAATCTCCTCATCGGGTGCTGACTTTGGATATTCTCTTGCAAAGCCTTTTGCATAGTCATATATTTCCTGTATTTCTTCATCAGAACGAATATTTATTGGATTTTCAGGTTGGCCAAGTTTATATGCCCTATAAAATTCAGAAGTGCCAATATTGACAATAGCTCTGGGATTTATAACAGCTAATTCTTGTTCACCGCTATCTTTATCTCCAATCCAAACAGCATCAACACCGTCTGTATATAGTTGCTCAATATGATCTTCTAAATCCGCACTATCATCTAGCTCTGGCATTTCAATAACTTTAGCATTCTTTACCAATAAAACAGGATATATTCTTCCATTTCCAGATGCTGTTGCAAAGTTACCAGCAACTTTCTTAGATTTGCTTAAGCTAATAGCCCAATACTTATCGCCATAACCACCACCGCCAACATTTTCTACTTCTCTATCGCTCATAGTTATACTTGGCTTCATTCCGCCAGATGTTCCGTATTTAGCTCCATGGTAGAACATGTGTTCCTTAAATTCTTCAACACTATCAAACTCAGCAATCATTCTTGTTGCTTTACCGACACCACGCAAGCTTCCATTAGCTTTTAAGTATTTGAGAATTTTATTCTTGGTCCACCCTCCACGAACATTAGGTATATGTTTTCTAGGATTATATTGCTGAACCTCACCACCCTGATAAAAAGTTCTATTGACATTCTCTTCTGATGGTGTTATACTTATTGCATCTTCTGATATTTCAGAAGTAAGCCCCTTATCCCCCGGATTTGTAGCCGGATCGGTGCGAGGGGCTTTTTCTTGCACTTGAGCATCCCAAAACAAATTTCCATTATTATCTTGTTTAACCGTCAAGTGAACATTAAAACTATTGCTATCAATACTTATAGGTAAATCAGCTTTCCAGTAAGCTATAATATTACTCTCTGTTTCCGGTGTATAGCTATCTTCCTTATCGAACCTTGCTTTTTCTAATAGCTCAGGAATATAAGGCACAATAAGCCTTTTGTTTTTGTCAGCAAAAAAGCTCTTATACTTTTTGATTGATGATGTTCTTATCTCAATATCGCCAGCCAAAGAAGTGTTATATATCTTTTTGCCTTTCAATCCCTTAAGGGTTTCAAGCATTTTAACCTTAAATTCTTCATCAGAAAGCCCTTGCATTTCTTCCTTGGTATCAATAGATAAAGCGCCACTATCGGCAACTTGGCCTTGGAATAATCTCTGTTCTTCAAGTTCGCGCTCCAATAGTTGTGTTTTGTTCAGTGTTTCCATGCCAAACATTGAGCCCTGCATCTGATCGCCTTGCACTTCTGCACCGTGAGCATAGTTTTTCATCTTGTTGGCAAATTCTGCGGCAGATGCGCTATTACTAAACAAACGCACCATTATTTGAGTTGATGCATCAATAGGATCTGCAAACATATCTTGCATTTGCAGAAAATCAGCCACAGGCATATTTTTATCTTTTGCTCTTTTCAAAAGCTCCACCGCCTTGGCCACATCTTGCGCCAAAGAATAATCTGCAGATATTCTGCCTGCGACAATATCATTTTCAAGTGCAATAATAATTGGCGCAGCTTTGGCCAGCGCTCTGGTTACTTTTCTTATGTTATTATCAGGATTTTCCACCAACACAGATAAAAAGCGCGCATCTGGCAATAATTTGGCTACAATAGCATTTTCCACGCGCTCAACACCTTTGCGAGTAATTTTATCATCTTTATCCAAATAAGCATTGCGTTCAGATGTCGGCACTACTTCCGCAAAAAATCCGTTCAAAAATCTTTTATTGGCCGCACTGTCAATATCTGCATCCAAATCAAGCAAATCTAAAAGGTTGCCGCTCATTTTTGCAGCATCACGCAGCGCATTTTCAGAATCCGAATATTGCATTGTGCCTGCTGTATTAGCATCATCAACCAATGCTTTAAGCTGGCCAGCATCCAAATCAAGCGCCAATCTTCTAACCAAAACAGGTTTGGCCACTCCATTTATATCATAACCTTTATCAGTCAAATATTTTTGATAAGCCTGCACCTTTTCCGGATGGTTATACACTTGGCCAATAGCCATTGCGCGGCCATTACCAACGGCAACAAAGCCATCTTTTGTAATAATTGGCGCACCCTCGGTTGCAATTTCTGCCCTTGCCACTCTTTCAGGTGCAAAACTGTTTACAATTTCAGCAATCTGTGCATCGCTGGCCGAGCGAGAACGATCGCGCGGCTGCAACTCTTGCGGATAAGCCTCATTAACAGCACCGGTTGCATCATGTGATGTTATCATATCATCAAGATCAACAATTTCATAGCTAACAGGCACACGGCCACCACCTACAAGCACATAATCACTATTTGCGCCATCAGCTTGAATATCAGATAAAGCCTTTTCTGAGGCAGAAAAAATGCCGCTCCTTGTTCGGTCGGCATCATTTCTTTCAATATCAAGTTTTAATTCACCAGATTTTGTGTAATTGGCCAGCTGCCTTATAATATCGTCATCACTCATACCCTCAATATTTAAGCGCATATCAGATATTGCGTTCATAACTTGAATATATTTGCGCACATCAGACATATTCGGGCTTTCAATTTGTTTCATCAAAGCCTTGCGGATTGCGTTAATATCCTTTTTAGCCACAACTTTTGATTTGTTAATAAGATTGGCCACCTCATTATTTGCCGCACTTTCACGCACTGCGGCCAAAACATTGGCTACATTTGCACCGCCATCAATAGCACCATCAAAAGATCTATCAAAATCAGCGCTAAATCTTTGCAAATATTCGCCTATTGTCATTTGGCCATTATCAGTAAAGTATAAAGCCAACTGCGCATGAAATTCAGCCATTTTTGAGCGCTGCTCTTGTGAAACACCGCCCACCGTCATTTTATCCAAGATTGTTTTATAAGCTAATTCATAATCACTTTTGCGGCGCTCTTTGCGTTTTTGTCCCTCGGCCAAGAAATTTGCACGCGCTTGCTCTTTTGCTTTAATCTCATTTATGGTTATGCCATCCGCATAAGTTGTTACCACATCCTTAAATGCCGCATACAGTTCAGGGCTTGGCATAACAGTTGATGCATAAACATCCATACCAATTCTAACCGGTGTGCCAAGTTCTGCCGATTGAGCAATTTGGCGCTCAATCTCAGCAATAAAACCGGCCTTATCCAAGGTTTCTTTGTTTTTCTGCACTGCCTCAGACAACAAAACAGCTTTTGCATCCTCTGCCGTCATAAATATATCGCGGTAAATACTGGATCTTTTGGCTTTTTGAAACAATGCTTTGATTGTAGCCACTTCACCGGCAGGTGATTGAGCATATTCTTGCACCTTTTTCTGTGTATCATCAAGCACTGCGGCATCATATTTAGCCTTTGCCTCTTTTCCCTGTTTTAGCTGGCGGATTTCATTAGCCTTATTATAAGCTCGCAAATCCGTATAAACTCTTGCACCGCTCGCGCCAAGAGGCAATAAAGCTGTTCCCTTAAATCCTTGCACACCAGCATTAGCGGCCTCAATAACATCATCAAGAATAGCATTTTGCTCAAAATCCATACCTTGTTCATTGGCCGTTGCCTTAGCATAACGCAACAAAGAGCTCTGAGTTGCTTGTTGGACAGTTTCCTCAGCAGTTTCCGCTGCTACTGCTTTGATATAATCGCGGCCGATTTCCTTTAATATTTCCACCTTGGTTTTATCTTTTACGGCCTCTTTAATAGCTTTTTTCAAACCTTTTGTTGTTATATTTTTAAACCCCGGAATCGTATTTAACATTTTAGATGCCGGAATATACTCAATACCAGCGCTCAACGCGCCATAAAGGCATGATATTGTTTTAATTGTATCATCATCAAAACCATTACCATTTGCATCTTTGAGTTTGCGCATTTCAAGCGACATAGATCCTGCCTCTTGTTTATAAATCAAATACCCTGCACGCGCCCATCCGGCAGCAGCACCAATTTTTGCACCGGCAACACCACCTGCAGCAGTTCCCAAAACAGGCACGGCCGAACCAACACCGGCACCAACAACAGCACCGCCTAAAGTTCCAGCCGCAACAGATCCGACAGATTGTATTTGATTAGGTAATTGGCCAATGCCAGCATAAGCAAAATCAGATATTCCATAACCGGAAGTATCAATTTCTGGCATATCACCATACAAATCTTCGTATTCGGCCAATCTTTGCTCTAATACTGCCTTATCCTCGCCATATGCAAACATTGCATCATAAGCCAACTCATTTCTATCTTGCTCACGATCTGTGCGGTTATAGGCATATTTAGCCTTTTTAATAAATCCGCCAAAGCCTTTTTTTGCCTCTGCTTGGCCAAAAATAGCAATATTATCATTTATTCTAGCCAACTGACCGGCCGAAACATCATCAATTCGGCTCAAAAAGCTATCATCCTCAATGCACATTTCTTTCAAATTGTCGCAGCGCTTGATATATTTAGCCTTTTCCTGTTCTTTCCATTGCTGCTGAAACTCATCCAAATTATCATAAACAAGATCCACATCATCCACACCTAAGGCCTCAGCTGTTTTGCGTGCAGATATATATTTACTTGGATTAGCCTCAGATCTGGCAATAAGTCCTTGACTTAATTGTTGCTCTTTAGCATCAAATATATCGCCAAAAACACTATCAATAACATCATCCTCTGCCTCTTGCTTAAATTGCTGGCGGCTTTCTTCTGCAGTTTGGCCAGATGGCAATATATTCCAAGTTTCATTTCTGTTAAAATCGTTATCCATTAGTAAGCTCCCAAATTAAAGCATTTCAGCACTTTTTTTCAAAATTCTATCAATAACCCTTGCGGTTGCCTGTTTACGCAAATCACCGGACAAAGACAACGCGCCGGCCAAGTCCTCATAAAAGATTTCTTTAGTGTTTTCATCAAAAACACTCAAATCAATAGCCTGCTTAGCCAGCTTGTTATCAATCCTTTTCTTCAAATCCGCACCAATTTTATCAAACTCAACATAAGGCTTATCTTCATCAGTAATTGCAGCAGCCGCCTTACTACCATCAAAGCCAAAACGGCGCAAAGCTATTTCCTTTGTCAAATCCCTAACAATTTGCTCTTGCTCGCGAGTTGTAAGCATGCGCCCCTTATCTCTCATCATGGCCGCAGCCTCCTCAGAGAAAAGTTGATTAAATTGATAAATTTCTTCCGCATTTTTCTTTTTATCTTTCCAGCCCATGCGGCTATAAGCCATATTCATCAAATCATTTTGTTTTTTTACTTCTGGATTTATTTGCGCCTTACCATGATCATCAATAATTATCTGATCTTGCAGACCGGCAAAACCAACCAAATCCTCTGTGGACAATTCACCGGCAAATTCATAAATATTGAGATTTCTAAACCTATCAGGGTATTCATTAAACATTTTTTGCAAATAGTTATATGTTTGCGGATTAGTCGGCACATCTTGGCCAACTGCCGCATATTGCCTGCGCACTTGCATTGCATCTTGCACTTTATCCGGCAGCTTATTCATAAGATTTTGCGGCACATCCTTGCGCTGACTAAGCAAATCAAGAGCCTCGTTGAAATTAGCCACCATCTCAGTATTTTCTCTGGCTTTGCTGCGCACTGCATTTATTTTAAGCTCATCAGTAACCTTTTTATTATATGTTTTAAGGGTTTTCTCATCCAAGCCATAAGTATTTTTAGCCAAATCAAGCCCAAGCCCCTCAGGATCTGTAATAAGTCTATAATCAAGAGTTCCCATCAATTTTTCTTTATTATAACCCTCAATAGCCTCATTATATTCAAATCTTGAGATTACTCCACGCGCCAACAAATCATCAAGGCTGCTTTTAGCGCGATTATCCAATATTTTAGCATAACCATCATCTGCGCCTATTGTTTGCTTGGCTGTTTCGGATAAATTTTTTAATGTTATGGCTTTGGTTTCATTGTTTATATCTCTGGCTTTATAATATTGTATATCCATCCAGTTCTTTTTGTCGGATAAGCCAACCATCTCATCAAAATCTTTTCTATATCTAAAATCAATATTATCCTTATATCTCTTATTGATGCGCTCCATTTCTTTATTATAAAAATCCTCACGAGCGCTGATATCTTTTATTTCATTAGTTCTGCGAACAACATCTTTTACTTCCAATTCGCGCTCATTAAATTTTTGCTCCATATCTGCCTTAGCGCGCGAATTATCAATTTTAGCAACAGTATCAGCCAGTTGTTGCCCTGTTTGCAGCATTGCTTGGCCAACTTCACCCCAAAAATCCTTTTCTTCAACATATCTCTGGTTTGGATTTAATGCTGTTGGTTGAGCTGCCACTTGCCGATTATAAGTATTATTCATTGCCATGTTCAAAACTCCTTATTTCAATAGCCCAGCAGTTCCGGCGGTGCTTATGCCTCCATTTACACCGCCCATAATTGCGTTAATCCATCTTGTTTTTTTAACAGTTCTGGCATTATCCAAAAGTTGGCTAGCCTCTTGGCGCGCTTTTTGCGCCTCATACATTGTTGCCTTATATTTTGTATGGTTATTATATCTTGTCATAATATCATCAAGCTCAGCCTCTCGCTCAGATCTCATTTGCACATCAATTAGAGTTCCACCGGATAAACCGCTTTGGGCAGTAGAGGCGCGCAATCTTGACAATTCAATATCGCGTTGCTCTCTTGCAATATCCTCATTATAAGAATCCGCATAAGATTGAGCTGCTGCATTTTTTTCATAAATATCACCCTCAAGATTTTTCAAAGCTGCGCGTTGCTTGAGTTCCTTTATTTCTGCATTGCTTTTCATTAAAGAGCTACCTGCGCCCATTACAGCACTTGCAGCAACAGCAGCCAAAGCCCATAACGCCATATTTAACCTCCATCAATAAACTTCAAACTCAAAAACAATTGCTTGCAAAGTAAATGGCATTGGATATGGCTGCACAAAAATAATGCGCTCCGCTTCGTCATAATCACCATTAAATGTTTGCAATTCAATATCACCAGAATAAAGAGGAATCGGATTGTCCAGCTTATCGCCGCCCGATCTGCTCAATATATCGCGCAAACTATCCATTGTTGCGCCATATTGGCCACCCATAGAATTATAAACTCTAAAACCTATTGCATTTATGCGTTTTTTCCTTGCTCTCGCGCTGCTTTCGCCATCACCCTCCATAGGTGTAGGAATTAGCACCCCTGTATAAGGCAAGCCGACCACTGCAATTTTTGACGGATGCAACAATTTCAAAGTCCATTTGCCATTAACTTGCTTAACCTCTTGCATTGGCTCAATACCGCCCTCAGACACAATACTAACCATGCGACCAGCCAAGTGATCTATGCCTGTGTTTATTTCCTTAAATGCAGTGTTTGAGCTAACAATTATTGATGCATCCAAATAACAAGCCTCTTTTTGAGTTTCCAAAAGTGCATCAATACAATATTGCTTGTATTCTTTTTCAGTTGAAAAGTCGGCCAATGTCTTAGAGAAAAAGCCCTGAAATGGATTTTGCAAAAATTCCACCCCATAACTATCCACTTCTTGGCCATCAATAACTTTTTTTCTACGCACACAAAGCGCCAAGTTTCCGGCATCCTTGCTTATGCTTTCAATAAAGCCATCTGTTTTTAATCTATACCAAGCCAACCCCTCTTGTTGAGGCGAATATAAGCAGCAACTCAAAGCTCCGTTTGACTTTAAGCAATAAATTGCATCAAAAGGATCTCTGATGCGCACCATATCAACAACACCCTCAACACAAATATGCTTTGCATAAGTTTGGATAGTGTCGCTATCATATTGTAAATTATTAGCATTATAAGCTAAAATATCGGCTGATTTTCCGGTAATATCCATAAATACAAATCTTTGGCCAATTCTAACCGGCTGTATCGCACTGCAAGGATCTCTTGTCTGCTCATAGCTGCGGCAGTTGGAAACATAAAATAAATCACTGGTGTTACTTTCACCCACGGCCACAATATTAACATCAGTGCCACAAATTAAATCTTTTCCTGATTGCATCCATAAGATATTTCCCACCGTAATACCTGAGGAAACATTGAAAGAAAAACCTGTTTCATAAGTTATTTTTCCAAAATCTTTTTCTGAAAAATCTTCAAAATCATCTGTCCAGCTAAACCATAACCTTGCATCTCTGGCTAAGACTAAGCGCTCACGGTGAAAGCAGCCGCAAGACGGATAACCGTATTCTTCACACCAGCTACCAAATTTATATTTCCATGTTTTTCTACCATCACCAACACAAGCATAAGGAAAAGGTAATAATGTTTTTACAACGCAACTTTTGCCATCAGCTGAAACAGATTTTATTTTGCCAATTCCATAGCCGCAATCTTCATAAGTCCAGTTTACCTTGCCATCCGTGGCCGTTCCCTCAGTATGCTTTGGTGTTGCATATCCGCTTGTTCCTTGCGCTGCTGCAATATATGTTTTATAATCAGAAATAATGCGCTGATTAGCTACAATACTTTTATCTTCCGCCCAATTGTAAATATTATTAAAATTGATAGGCTCAACATAAAAAAGGCCGCCAATATGGCCAGCCTTAAAAATAGCATCTGTGGCTGTTATCACTACATCATCGCCATTTTGCGCAGATACATAAACCCTTTTATCTCTATCTCTGTTTATATCCTCAAAGCCTCCGCATTCCTCATAATCAACCTCTTTGAAAGAAAAACTACCATCAGCATTGCGCTCCAAAAATTGCACCGGATATTTCTTTTTGCCTTGAAATATATAAATCAAATCACCGGATTGAGCAGTTGAAAGTGTTGGCCTGCCATCTGCATCAAATAAATCTGCCAAATCATAAGGTGTTTCGCACTCAACTGGCTGGCCATTGCTATCTAAAAGTAGCTCATGATCACGATAAAAACGCACATATTTATGGCCAAACTCCATTGTATAACAATCTGTTTCATTGTAACTAAAATCAATTAAGGCCGCTTTTGTGTTGTTTTTGGTTTCATGCGCAAACTTCATGCCGCCGCGGTAATATGCTGCGCCTTGAATAGTCAAAATCATATTATCAGACACTATACAACCGGCATTAACCTTTGCAATATCATCACGGCCATACAAATCTGGGCTAATCTCACCAGTATTAAAAGCTCTCAAAACTCTTTTCTGCACCATTATTCTTGTCCCCATTCAGTTTGACGGCGAGATCTTAACCAGTTGCCTGTTGGTTTTGGCCTTGCAGGTATCTCAAGCGCATTTGCGCGCAGTGCATCATCAAGAGCAGCGCGGCGCATTTTTTGTAAATTATCTAATTTGCTAGTGCTTTGGGTTATTCTTTCACAAGTAGCAATCGCCAAATCCAAAGCCAAAACTTTGCAAAAATCTGCATCATACGAGGAAACATCCTCATTGCGATAACTATACTCAACTAAATATGGAGGTTTTTGTTTTGCATATAACTTATTACCTCTAACTTTATATCTTGGGCTATATTGCTCAACCGGCTCAATCCCAGAATATCCGGTAAACAAGCCATTAACTTTGATTAACTTAAGATAATCAGATGGCAGCGAATAAATATAAGGATATTCTGCGCCAGCAACTTCTTGGTTTAGAGCAAGGTTATCCTCTTTTATGCAGCAATTCCAATTATAAGAACGGATAAGCACATCACGCGCAAGCCTAAAAGCCACCTGCATTTCACTGGCCGAATTTGTTTTATCTGTGGTTGATATGTTGCTTTTTGCGCCCAAATATTGCAAGGCTTGCTTAACAATATCCAAATCAGTGGTAAATGTAGCTACCATTTCAAAACTCCAAACAAAGAAAAAATTGATAATAAAAAAGAGGAGGGCTTAATTTGTCCTCCTCTTTTTGTCTTTTGGTTAGGCTGCAGGCGGTTGATTACTGCTATCATCCGGATCTTGCACCGAATCATTAGCAGGTTGTTCAGCGCCTTGGCCATCATTCTGATCACCAGTTTTTGCACCTGTTTCATCAATTTGAGGCGCTGCAGCTTTAGCCTCTGCCTCTGCAACCAAAGTGGCCAAAGTTACCTTGTCTGTTCTATTCCAGTTTGGAATATTCAATTCTTTAGCTCTTTTGCAAAGTTCAGCATATTCATTAGCCGCAGATCTTGCAGGCGCAGCATTAGAAGTTGTTGCAACTTTTTCTGCGCCCTCAATGCACTCAAAATTAGGTGATTTACTCAACTCACTGCCAGCAGTTATAATTTGGCCAGCTCTAACCAGTTTGAATTTAAACACTGTATCGACTTTAGCTCTATACTTCATAACTACCCCCTAGGTTGAGAGATTACTTTAATCTTGCCATCACCGGCGGCAGATAGTTCAAGCGCAACTTTTGCATAAAGAGCAGCATAAGATGTAAATGGCAATTCGGCCACAACATCACCCTCTACAAAAGTTGTTTCCTCAGCAAAGGTGCGAGCAGAAGTAACACCATTACTTGCGTATTCGCCCTCAAACTCGTTACTTTCAGTGGCGCTTAAGGTAACAGTAGTGCCAGCAGACACTGTCAAGCCACCCTCGCCAGCAACGGCAACTGCATAAACATTTCCCACAGTTCCGCCAACTTTTACTGCGCGACTTGCAGCCACCGAAGCAGCAGCATCAGCCTCATCAATAAAGTTTTCCTTATAAATTCCATATTTCATATTCAAAAATCCTTAAATAAAAGGGTTGAAAAAAAGGCCGCTCAATTAAGAACGGCCTAACTCACTAGAACGGCATATCGTAGTGTTCTTCTGTTCCGCGCAACATTGTGTTTGTAGCTACAATGTTAATACCATTCCAATCTTTAAGATCAGTTGAAATGGTTTTATCGCTATTGCCAAGCTGCAACAAATCATATTTGATGCGGCCAAGTTTGGTTTTCATGCCGCGTTGCATTACCAATACAGTATCGGATGCATCAGCTTCAACGCTATCCAATAAGTCATCAATCATTGCAGCAGTAACCATTTTGCCATTATTAGGATCAATATTAAAAATACCACCCAAATAGCTAGGACAAGCAACTTGATAACCAAAATATGCTTTCCAAACAGCTTCAAAGCCGATTTTACCAGCGTTTGCGCCGCCAACAATTTTGTGAGGTTCACCGCCATTTAGCCACTCCATTGTCAACAATTCATCTTTGTTTTTACCAATAGGGCTAAGTAATCCGCAGTTCATTTCTTTATCTTGGCGAATAGCAAAGATAGACCAGTTTGTTGAGTCGGTTCCACCAGCATCTATAATGGTGCGTTTACCAGCATCTTTACCAACCAATTTATTGTATTGGAACATTTTTTTGTAAAGATGCTCATAGATAAAGTGTTTTTCAGTTTCTTTACCAGCATCATTAAGAATAATTGGTGTGCGTTTTGTGAAATAAGCCTCAGCAGCTTTGCCAGCATCATCGCCATTGTTGGCAATCATCAAGGCGCGTTCAGAAGATATACTCATTTCACCGCCAATTACACCAAGTTTTTCTTGCTTCATAACGGTTTCAATGTCCATTTGAACATTGGGCGCATCCCATTCACGGAAACCAGCACCAGACACACCGGTAACTTCTTCATACTGGTTAAAAATACCATGCGTAGCAGTAATCCAAGGCACAGTTTTCATAAATTCCAATCCCTTTATAAAGGTATTGACAAGATGTTGCTGTGTCTCTGAATAACTGAGCGCAACCTGTTGTATTGTATCGTTATTCATCTTATTTTACCTTATAAAAAAAGGAGGCAACCGCCTCCAGTTAACACAAATTTTATCGCGCTCTTTTTGCTGCGATAAAATCACCAAGGCTCTCGCTGCCTGTGCCGCCAGAGCCGCCAGCAACTCCCGAATGATCAGTTACTGAACGGCCTGCATGCATAAGCAAGCCAAGAGCTGCCTCCACTCCGATATTCTCGGAGATTCCAATAAGCTGCTCAGGGGTGATTTTTGTAAGGCTCAAACCCTTAGCAACTAAATTTTCATTGGCTTTGCGGCTTTCGCCCCAAGCCTCAACAACTTTATTGTATTCTGTATCGTAATTAGTTTTTGCAAGTTTTGCCTGCTCAGCAATTTGCGCCTCCAATTCGGTAACAATTACCTTGGCGGCAATCGGATCAAGCTGGCAACGATGAATAAAACTAAGCACTTCCTTTTGCTCATCTGTTTCCATTGGCAAACCGTAACCGGCAGCATCATCAGGATAACCGCAGGCTTTGCGGAAGTTCAAAACATCATCAGCATTATCTGCAGATGGAAAAACCAAACCTTTTGTTTCTTGGTTTTCTTCCGTATTTGCAGGATCTGCGGCACCAGCATCAGTTGCAGCGCCTGTGTCTGTGTTTTTGTTTTCTATTGATGTTTCAGTTGTATTGTCTGCGCCGGCATTTTCCGGTGCAGTTGTTTCTTGATTTTCCATGTTTAAGCTCCATATTTTAATAAGATTTGTTCGATCGGCGTATTAACGAAATAATCAATTCGTTCAAATACCATTGCGCGGCCGGTCATTATCAACCCCTTATTGGGATCAAGGTTATTATTTCCGCCCATCATTTGTTTGCCATCGATGGCGCAGAAATTGCGCAAATCTTGCATAACAACTTCATTCTTTCCCAAAATGTCATAAGCATCTTTGAGTTGTTGAAGTGCTAATTTTAATTGTTTTCTCTGTTTTTCTTCCATTTATCCCATCCTCATGCTTGCCAGTTTATTACTATATCCGGCAGCCATTTGTGCGGCCACATCAGCAGTTCCGAGTTGCATTTGTTGAGCTTGTGCCTCGGCTGCTTTAGCATCTTGCTTAGCCTGCTCATACTCATCTTTATCCAAAAGGTGATCCGCAGGCATTCCATTGGCATTACTAAATGTTTGCAAGCATTCATATGGCTTAACGGCCAAACCAATATGGCCATCTACTTGACTAAGAGCTGTTGCAGCCTCCAAAGTGCTGGCAATACCGTTTGCTTTTATCAATTCTTGCGCTTTGTGCTGCTCACCCTCATACTGGATGGAGCAGAAAGGCGCATCAACATCAAGCAACTTTTTCAATTCTTCCGGCATATCTGGCGGCAATTTTCCTTGGCGCTGCATAATATCAAGCTCGCGCATCACCATTGGATCAAGCAATTCATTTTCTACTGGGAAAACATTGATTGACATTAACATTGCGCGCTCCATGGCTCTTTCAGAAACTTCGCGCGCCGTCATTTCACTATTGTTGTAATACATCATATACAAAGGCACCAAATAAAAATCTTCAATACCCTTAGTAATCAGTTCTTCCATATCAACACCAAGGCCAGCAGATCCAGCAGTGTTAAGAGCTTTTAACATCTCGTGGCCATCTTCGTCTAATGTTCCCGGCATAATTGCACCGGCCATTGGCATCAAACCACCAAAAGCAGCATCATTTCTGGCCAACAACGGAGGATCAACCGCTTTTTCTGCACCCTCAATTATTGATTTTCTCATGCGTTGCAGCATTTGAATATCTGGCATAGCATCCAAAGATGGTGATGATGAATAAATATCATAATCAAGTGCTTTATAGCGAGTAAACATATATGGACAGGTAAAGAAAAAGCCAGTTTTTAATACAACCGGCTTTCTTCCCTCGTTCAATATCAAATATGATTTATATTTATATTTTATCTTATATGTTGTGCCATCAGCTCTTTTTTGCTCAATAGCATTTTCCGCCACTTCTTTGGCTGATAACTTATAAACCACATGCACCAGCTTAAGTTCTCTATTCGGATCATTTTCAAAACCTCTGCGGACTTCATCAGGAATAACCTCAGCCGGACTAATATCATCACAATCCAATTCTTCACAAAGTTCCCAAGCAGATTTTTTCATTTTGCGGAAACATTTTTTAATAGTTCCGTCAGAATACAAAACAGGGTAAAAATCTTTTAGATTTACCGCTTGATACACAGATCCATCACCATCTTTAGCCTCATCAACAAACATAACGCCAAGGCCAATTTTGCCATATCCATGCCATATTTTAATAATAGCCTTATTAAATCCTGCACAAGGGCGATAACGCATCTCAAACAAATCATCTGTTAAGGTTTCCAAATAAGATATAACTTTTTGATTTCCTTTTAATCTGCGATGCGGCGGTGTTAATCTGTGCCATCTTTCATTTGGAGGTGTAACGGTTGATTGCAACGCAGCAACAAATTTTGGTAATGCACGCATTGCGGTTGTAGAGTAAAGATCCTCTTTCCAAATATCTTTTGCATTATATTCCTTTGTGATGAAAGCATTTGGCGGATCCATAAGCTCCATAATTTTCTGATGCACATTGTCAAGCGGCCGTCTGCGACTTTCTAGCCTAGACAGCTCCCTCAAATTAGCTCTGGCAATATCTTGATTCTCATCCATACTTTATACTCCCAAAATGCCACCTTGACCAAGAGTTGAGCTTAGGCTTGGTAGTGTAGCACCCTTACGATTTCTGCGATTTCTCATATTGTTTACATATATAGCCAAATCATCAACTGGACTTGAGCTAGCGGCAGGAGTGGCGCTTGTAGATCCTTTTGCAGCAGAGGCAGATGACGAATTTATAACATCCTCCACCACAGGATCTTTCACTGGCACTTTAGATGTATCATTAACCACATCGGTTGCGCGGCCACTATCTTTAATTTCAGAGGCAGTGGCCAATGCTTGTTTGGCCGCATTTTCTTTAGCCAACTGCTCTTGAGCTTTTTTATCAGCCTCAGCTTGAATTTTAGCTTGCCTTTTCTGTCTTTGTTCCAAAACCATCTGCCTTAATCTTCTTTGTCTAAAATGATTTACAATCATAACATTACACTCCCAAGGTAGTTGTGCCAGATAGTTTATTGCCGTTTCCGCTACCGCCGCCGTCAGTATTATTAGTGCTTGCACGGCTGCGGCGCTGTTTTCTTGCACGCAAATCAGAAACATAATTTAACAATCCATCAGCCTCATCTTGTTGAGATTGGACAACTTGCGTAACTTCTTTGGGTTTATTGGTTAATCCTGCATTAAGGACACCGCCTTTATCCCCTAATGATACAGTTCCATCGGTTGCTGCTCTAGTCATACTATCAGCCAAACCACCCAAATCACCTTTAGCGGCCGATTTAACCGCATCAACACCGGCAGTTGCAAAGCTGCTTGCTGTTTTTCCAACAGTTTTAACAACTTTTTTCACCGCTTTTGTAACACTCTTAAAAGCCTTACTTATACTCTTACCCATAAAACTCGCCTTTCATTTCCAACAGTTAAAACCTTTGTTTTAGTTGCGCCTAAAAACTCATGCATTTTATCTTGATTTTTTCCCTCATAACTCAAAGACCAAGCAAATCCTTTTGTTTCCAAGACCCAATCTAAAATAATCTTCACCCATTTTATATAAATTGGGCTAATCCGCCGATCAGGCGAAAACCAAAAATAAAAACCGCAATCTTCTTGCGGCTCAATGCAAACAATGCACTTATATTTTCCAACCTCCACAACCCAAGCATCCTCATTAACCGGCTCACTTTTATCCGCTCGCCAATCCATAAGGCTAAACTCGTTAAGCTCCATATCGTCAATATCGCCTTTTTTATATCTGCGAATAACAGCCATTTATCACCTCTTATTATAGAAAAATGTTTGATATGGCTGTGCAGAGTTTGGAAATATTGCTTGAATATCAAACAATCTAGCCAAGCAATCAATCATATCATCATGGTTACAGGCCGGATATTTCAAATATTCGTCATCTAAAAACAGCTTAACAAAATCCTTAACCTCACCATCCACCGTAATAAAGTTTAAGCGAGTTGGAAAAAAGATTTTTCCTTGCTCAAATAAAGGTTGCAAGCGCTCAATTCTTTGCTTTTTAGCCATACCTCCACCAAGTTTATTGATATTAAAGCGGTAATTTCTTGATTCCATTTCTGCCTTAATATGCTCATTATCTGCTTGTTGGCCATAGCTTTCATACCAAACAGCGCGCGGCCTATATTGTTCAACCAAATTGAATAATATATTAGTTCGCTCGCTCAAATTAAGCCTATCTCTAACCCCATCAACAACATAATAGTTGCCGTCTTTACCAAGTCCAAGCACCAGCATCACTGTATAGTCGCTGCGCTTTTCCTTACTTGATGCCGGATCAACAATAATATATCTGTTCATTGTTTCCCAGCCTAAGCCATTGTAATATTTTACCCACTCAGGCATAAAATATCTATTGTTGGCCACCGATGGATCAAGCATCATCTGTGTGCCAAATGTAGCAGCACCCATATCGCGCCGTTTTATCTTCAATTCCTCAGGCGGCAAAAATACAGATGTTTCAAAATCCGTTGGATCTGTCATTGCCGGATATATGCGAGGGATAACAGATCCCTCTTTAATCAGCTCATTATATGTATCATTAAACGCATAAAAAGTTCCGATCATAGCCTTTTTAGCATCAGCACTGCCAAGGTTAAGGCTCATTTTGAAAGAATTTGTTGTTTTCAAAATTTGCTCTGGTGTGTTTACACTTTCCAATGTAACCAAGTCATCATACTTTAACCAATCATAGTGCATACCAATTGGTTGCCCCTCAACAACTCCGCAAGCCTCAACTGTCATTTCTTTCCTAACACTTTGGCGCTTTACACAAATCTTATCCTCTGTCCATTTTGGGCTTTGGCTTTTAGGATCGCTATAAAGCACATCCGGAAACAATGCTTGCAGCAGTTTATTAGTTTCCAAAGTATTTTTAATCTGAATTACAAAGGCTCTAGCAATAGGCAGCTTATGGCTGAATATTCCAACAGTAACCTCAGGGTTGTTAATAATCAAAAATATCGTATGCGCATAAGTAATAATTGTTGATTTGAAGTGTCCGCGCGCCCACAAATCCAAATAACCGCATGGTTCTTCTTGGTATTCTCTACACCTATCAAGCACCCACTGGTTATTGGCAAAGCTAACCCCAAGCACATAGACAAGCAAAAAGAATAAATCACTTTTGGCTAATGTCCTCCAAGCTGTCATCTTTTCCTGATCCGACAGCTTTGCTAATGATTTCATCAATTCGCTGTATTGCCAAATCTGTCGGGGTAAATTCAACTGTTCCATCATGCGTTGCCTTAACTTTGCCACTCATTTCAACACCAACTTTATTGCCATATTTCTTTGGGTTCATGCGGCTCATAACCCATTTACGAGTTTCAATGCGCATATTGGCTTGCATAACTTCAACCTTACTTTCACAAGGCGCATCCGCAATTTCCAATAATTCCTCAAAGAAATTATCCGCGCGCTGCGCTTGCGCATCCGCGTATTGTTCGGCATAATCTCTACTCAACCAATCATAAACCGTAGTTAATGGCCAATCATTGTTACGGCATACCTCGCGCAGACTTTTACCCTCGCACATTGCCGCAAAAATCATTGCCGCATTTTTCTTTGTTTGCCATTTAGGCTTAATGCGGCCGGTTTTCTTTTTTGTTTTTTTCACAACTTTTGCCATTTATCATATTCCCAAAAGAAGATAAGCCAGTGGTTGATGCTGGCTTATCCTTGAGGAGCTTAACCCAGTTGGGTTGTCGTTCAGGTTTACCAAACAAAAAACCGCCCAAATAGGCGGCTTTTCAAAAAGAATGAGGGTTGCGGTTGAGTTGCAATTCCCTCATTCTATAATTTTGATAGCATAATTAACCCGAAAATGTAAAATGTTTTGATGTAAAAAAATGTAAAATGGTTTTGTCTAAACTTAAAGTTATTCTTTAACAACATCAAATAAATTCTTCAATGCTTTACGAACATAAATATTAAGCATTTGCCGGCTGGTGTGGTGTTGCACTTCAAGCAATTTCCAAGGCACTGGCTTATCTCTCAGCCTTGCAGCCAATAAATTATATTCAAATTTGGTTAAAAGAGGCATCCAATGATCGCAAACATACCAGCAATCAACAACATCCTCAGCCGTAACGGTCAAACGCGCCGCAATATCATCAGCTGCATCGCTTGTAACATCAATTTTAGCCATTTCCCAGAGGTAATTTTTGGAATAACTTGGTTTTTTAGGCGCAGGAAGTGCGCGCATAACCTCAAAATAACGAAAAAGCTCGGCTTTCAAATCCTCAATAGTCTTAATTTTCCTCAACATCAACAAAACCCTCCACAAAACGATAGCTTTCCAATGGTAAACGGAGCAAAAAGCGCATCCTTTTCCCTTGCCGAGCCAGCGCCGCAAGGCGCAATAAGCAAGTTTCTAACTTGCGCATCAAATTGCGCTATTTGCGCAATTTCACCCCCAAATGCTTGCTTACGCAGGCTTTTCAGGGCGATAGTCCGAAAAGGCGCGTAATGTGGCAAGCATTTATCCACAACCCTCAAGCATTTATCCACAATCCTTGCAACCTTTTCCTTTTTCCCTAACAACCCTTTATCCATATCCCTACACCCTAAAACCTTTAACCTCAAACCATAAAACCTAAACCCTTTAACCTACAACCCATAAAAATATATTTTATTTTTTCTTTTTGGTTCTTTTTCTTTTGTTTTTGTAGCCAAATAACCCAATGGGTATAAAATTGACATTAAATAACCCAGTGGGTTACTAATATTTTTTATAAAACCGATTTTCTTGGCTTTGCGGCCTGTTTTCTGCCTCATATTAAATAAATGGGTGCCAATGGGTTTATTTGGGTTAAAAAATACCCCAAAATAACCCAGTGGGTTAATTTGGGTTTTAATTATTTGCATTAACCTTACGACCTCTGCCTCTGCTTTTCTTACCATTCTCTTGGTTGCGCTTTTTTATTGCCTCATAGCGGCGAGCATTTGCATCCATTGTTTCCTTAAACATATTGAACAAAACGCGCGCAGCAGGCGATAAAACACTGACATCAACCCCACCGCCCATATTATAATCATGCATAGCCAAAAAAGCCTCCTTAAACAATTCCGCATCCTCATTGCGCAGCGCCTCCACACTGGCAACCGGCACAACCCAGCCTTTTCTTTTTTCTTCAACTATTTCCTCAACCATGGTAAACCCCTTAAATAATAAACTTACTTTTTACTAAAATGCTTTTTTAAGGCCTTTTTAAGCCTCCACAAGCGATATTTTATTTTTATCATCCGCAACCAACCAGCGCGGCGATTGCATACCATGCAATCAAAATTACCGGCCTCTTGCATACAAGATGTGCAAATAGTCATGCGTGGAGTAAATAAATCATCTTCCTTTGGTGCTTTAGGAAAGTGCCTCATTAGATCACCTTTATTATATGTAACCATATCAAACCCCTCACAACTAAACGCGTTTAGGCGGTGGTATATTTCACCCACCGCCTTTGAAAATTTAACGGCCTTGCGGCAAATCACCATAGAATACAGGCAAACCGATCTTTTCTTTGATTTGCTCCAATTCCTCATCTATGGCCAGCTTAATAGCTCTATCCAAATCTATAATTTCATACCACCAGCGCACTTGGCCACTATTAAGACGATAGCGCAAACGGCAAGGTAATTGGTATTGTTTTCCTCCATCCAATACAGGAATCACAATAACAAACATATTAGGCACTTTAATTGCCGCACCGGTTGCATCTGTATGCTCGCTATTAAATTGGACAATAGCCTCACCGGTATTAAGATCATGCTTAATTGTAGCCCTTTCATCTGCACGAATAGATATACCCTTAGATAATTCCATCATCTTATTAACTGTTGCATAATGGCCACCGCAGCGCATTCTTATTTCTTTTAATGCCTCGCTTTCTTTATCCGGCGCTGGCGGCTCAGATATATCCAAAACATTGCTCTCAATAAATACAGCAAATTCTAACTGGTTCATTGCACTGTTATTATCCTTTTGCCAGCTCTTTAATTCTTTACTAAATGGAAAAGCATAGACAGCCTTATGTTTTTCAAAACTGGTTTGATCTTTAGTTGCGCAATCAAAGATACAGGTAACTTCTTGCGTTTTACTGTTATAAAAAATGGCTGAGTTATCGCTTTTATAACGATTAGCAAACTCCACAAAACTATTGCAGTTATGTAGTGATGTTGTGCCGCACAATGTTTCTGGCCGCAAGCGCTCACGATCAATAAAGTTTTTTACACTATCAACATTCATATTGCTTGGATAAACAACAACACCGTTAGTGTTAGGCACTTCTACAACACGAGGCTGAAAATATGTTTCCACAAATTCCTTAATCTCAGTAACAACATTATTATCCATTTATATCTTTCCTTTCTTGATCATAATTTACAATTTCGCGATTACCTTGAATTACATCAAAAGGCAATTTGGGCTGTTTTGGATTTTCGCGGCAAATACCTTTACCATCGTTAGACAGCCAAAAAATTGAGCGGCCGCGAGGTTTTGCAGGTGTGCTGCTTGATACATCCGCATGAATTTCAATATTTCCGCTGTTTAGAATTATTTTGAGCTTTATTGCCATGGCTGCTACTGCTGTTTTTGCACCATCAACATCGCAGCGCTCTCTTAAGGCTTTTAAAGCCTCTTCCAATTTACTAGAGCAATCAACATTAAATTGACCATCCTCCAGCTCCGCAATAACGCGGCTAAAATCTTTAATATCGTTTGCCATATTATCTTGCCTCAAATCTGTTTAGTTGTTTTTCAAGGTATTTTTCCACCTCAGCGGCCGTATTGGCCACCGCAGTGTCAACACTCTCATC